ACATGTTTTTATTATTAATCTTGTTAATTAAGTTGTCTTTCTTAATATTAGTGAGAGCAGTACCAAACAAGCCGTAACTTAAGGCATTAACAATAGTAGTTTTACCAGTACCATTGCGACTGCCGCTGTCATCTCCGCCCATGTCCAAGTTTTCACCTAGCACAAGTGTTAATTGTTGTTTGCCAAAATTTACAGCTTGGGTTTGATTACCCACACTCATAAAGTTTTTGACTGTAAGTTCTTTTATTTTTATCATAGATTGTTATAAATTTCCAGTAGCGTGTTCTTATTATACGTGTCACTGTCAATATTCACAAGCTGACTGGACACAATCTGATCTACGCTTTCAAATGCTTGAATATCGATGTCAGTATTAATTTCAACATTTTTCTTTTCGGTAATTAATGTAAGTTCACGGATATCATAATCGGTTACAAATTTTTCTTTAATAAAACTTGCCTCTTCGTAACTAATATCAATGTCTAACGTAACACGTAAATGTTGTTTGGGTTTAATCAATGTATCTGCTTCGTCAATTAATTGACTTAATTTTACTGTACGGAATGTAGGTTGTTGATCCCAGCTATGATATTCTGGTTTCCCGCCCCATTCTAAAATCATCATTCCACGCTCATCGTCCCATGCATCTGCATAGTTGTGAGGAAATGCATTGCCAATATAGTGCATATTACCTTTGCTTTGACGTTTATGGAAGTGTCCACTAAATCCCATTTCATATCCGTCAAACGCATCTAGCTGTATTTCACCGTGATCTGGCATTTGCACCATAGCGTTCATATAAAAATGTGGAAGTTCAAAGTGTCCAAAGATATATTTGGCTTTCTTTTTACCTATTGCTTTCCACTCGTCTGCGACAAGCCACGGGCACATAGTAACGTCACCAGTAGTAATAGGCTCGTGTACGATAGTAATCCCAGGAATATACTTTCCAAATTCAACGGAATGAATATCCCGCTTATCTTTGTAATATAAATCATGATTGCCAGGGAAAAAGTAAAATTGATCAAAGGCCTGACCCAACTTTTCCAAGGCCCTAAGGCTATAGTCCATAGTAGTGATATTAAGACTATTGCGATTGTGATGCCAGTCCCCCATAAATATTCCAGTATCACAGCCTTCCTCCTTTGCTTTTGCAATATACCAGTCTACAAAATCTTCGCAGTCTTGATTGTGAACTTGACTGTTTGATTTTAAACCAAAATGTATGTCTGTAAAACATGCAACCTTTTTAAACAGCTGGTGTGTCATTTGTTGTGTCATTTGTTGTGTCCTCTGCGTGACGTTTTAAAGCGGCTTCGTGTTCGCCTTGACCGGTTCGACTATAACTTGGATTCATTCCGTTCATTTCTAGTATGTCGTCTCGAATATTTTGATTACGTTTTTCAACGTTAATTACTCTAACAAAGCTATTGGTTACAGCCGCAGTAAAATAAGCGAACGGATTGTCTGACTTACTTTCGTCAAACTGTAGACCAATCTGTGTTAATTGCAGAATAGCTTGGCCCTTCATTTCGTCATTGTAAGTATAGCCTCGAACGTTGCCTCTTGTAGCATACCTTTCGCATAGTTTGATCATCATGCGAGCTAATGTGTTAGTAATTTGTCCAGCATCTTTATCAAACTTGCCTTTATCTAAACTGCCCCGCCAATGACTTTTACCTACACATATTAGTTCATTCTCGTCATTAAATTTCCAATGTTGGAACGGCGGGAAGTTAACTTTGTCTCTATGATCTGCTAGACTTTTAGGGTTTTTCTTTCGTGTGTTATTAAGGGGAATATGATCAAACGTCATAATTCTAAAAACTAATTCTTCTTTGGTTATTTTTTTATAGTCAACTGCACAATCTGCTAGTTTAACTTTCTCGCCAGAAGCACGCCGTGCGGCATATTCTTGGTCACCGAGTCTTTTGGCTTTAACACGTTTAGCTTCTGCTATTGTTCTTATGTTTATTTTTTCTAAACTGGGCAAAATTAAGTCATATTGGTGGTATTCTGGTTTGGTAAAACTACAATATGAACTTTTGCTTCGATGTATTTCTAATAACATGTCCTTATTGTTTAGATAGTTTACTTTTACTGGTGTTGGTGTCATTTAATCAAGTCTCCGGATTGTTTATTATAATATATGCACTTAATAAAGTCAAATAAATACTTTACCAAATAAGGAATTTAATATGGCATTTACACCAGGAAATAACCTAACATCGAAAGTTGCCGCAGGTGCGGCTGTATTTGGTGCAGCAACACAGGCTGTTGATACAGCAAAGAACCTTGGCGCAGCTCTTTCAAATTTTAGCTCTTTAGCCGACGCCAGTGGAGTAGGTGCTGCAATTCGAAGTATAAATCTTCCAGCAGGCGGCGAAGCTATTGGTGATTTAGTTAGTGCTATTTCAGCATTTTCCGGTGATCCAAATGCTAACGATTGGCGAGTCAGATTAAGTCTCCCTAATTGGACTAGTTTTAGATCTAGCCCAGTATTAAAACCTTTAAAAGAAGCAGGTGGCCTAGTGCTACCTTTTACACCCACTATTTCAATTAAGTCCGGTGCAAAATATTCAGCTGAACCTGTTGTACATACCAACTATCCTTTTAATGCGTTTAAAAATAGCGATCCAGGCACTATTGAAATTACAGCGCCTATGGCAGTTGAAGATGCAGGACAAGCATTGTATTGGATTGCGGCAGTTCATTATTTACGTAGTATAGCCAAAATGTTCAGCGGATTTGATCCAAAAGCAGGTAACCCGCCACCAATTGTTTATTTGAATGGTTATGGAAATTATGTTTTTAAAAATGTTCCAGTAGCAATACAAAGTTTTAACTGCATACTACCTAATGATTGTGATTATATTAGTTGTAATGTTGTTGGTAGTGCAGCAGGAAATATTGCCGGACTAGCCGACAATGTTAGCGGACTAGCAGATACATTAGGCGGATCTATTCCAGGTGTTAGTGCAAACCTTATGGGTAACATCAGCAGTATTGCTGGAGGAGTTGGACAAGTAGCAGGATTACTAGGATCCTTTGGAATTGGCGGAACTACTAGTGGCGGCACAGCCCATGTTCCAACAAAAAGTTCTTTTTCTATTACATTAATTCCGATGTATAGCAGAACAAGTGTACGTAAGTTCAGCCTTGACAGATTTGTTACAGGCTCTTATTTAAATAACCCATTCGGATACATTTAATTATGGCAACATATTCAATTTTAAGCCCCTGGTACGAGACAGAAACTCAACGAGACTATCTTGATATAATGTCAATCCGTCCAGTTAGTGCAGAACCGGATGATTTTCTATATGCTATCGAAAGCCAGTATATGTACAGACCAGACTTGTTAGCATTTGACTTGTACGGAGAAGCAGGACTATGGTGGGTGTTCATGCAACGTAATATGGACGTTCTTGAAGATCCTATTTTTGATTTTGTTCCTGGAAAGAAGATTTATATTCCTAAAGGAAGTAGCCTCCGAACAGTGTTGGGAGTCTAATATGGTCGACGTAGTAGGAGCAACAACTAATCTTTTAAGTGCCGCATCAAATCTTGGAGCAAGTTTTGGTTCAATACCTGGCGGACTAAGTTTACCAGCACCTAACATTTTATCAAACTATGCAAGTTATAACTATGTTATTTCCTTGCATCCATTGACAGCCAGCGAACTTAACTTTCCTGACACAACATACAAGGCAGGAAAAGTTTTACCTATAATTTGTAAAACGGCCGGCGCAGAGCCAAACAACAGAATACAAACAAATTATGGTAAACAAGATTTTTTTATTAACAACTTAACGTTTGAATCAGTTATAGGAATGCAATCACCAAAAACAACCAACGTTTCTATAATACAATTTGATGTTTATGAGCCTTACAGTATCGGGTTATTCATACTAGCCTTACAAAAAGCTGCATCTGATGCAAAATATGAAAACTGGCGTGATGCATCTTACTTGCTGAGTATTGAGTTCAGAGGCAATAAAGAAAACGGATCTATCTTAAAAGTTCCTTTTTCAACAAGACACATCCCAATAAGATTTACTACGATAAAAGTGAACTCGAGTGACCAAGGTACTCGTTATCTAATAAATGCTTACGCCACTCAGGGGCAAGCATTAACAACTGAATTTGCAAATTTAAAAACAGATACCGTTATAAAAGGCAAAACAGTTCAGGAAGTATTGCAAACAGGTGAACAAAGTTTGCAAACAGTTGTTAATAATAAATTTCAAGAGCTGGTTACAAAAAAAGAACGTAAAATTGCCGACCAGATAGTAATTTTATTTCCTAAAGAAGACAATCAACCAAGTGCTGGCGCACCTGCAGCATCTGGAAGTAGTGAAAATAAAACAAATAAAGCCTACATAAATCCGCAAGCTGGAATTGGAGGAGAAATTTTTACAAAAATAGGTGTTAATGCTAATACTTTACAACAGTCGCAATCTACAGTAAACAATATCGGATCACAAACCATGGGCTTTGATCAAAAACGTAGAGGAGACCCACCGCCAGGTAACCAAGCTGATACTTGGGACCCATTAACTAAGACTTGGTTACGTGGAAAACTTATTGCAGATGCTACTACTGGAACATTCAAATTTAGTCAGGATATGGACATTCCCACAGTAATAAATCAAATATTACTATCAAGCTCGTATGCTGACACAGCATTAAAAGCAGGCTCCGCAGACTCTGACGGAATGGTTCAGTGGTGGAGAATTGACACACAGGTATATCATGTTGATTCAAAGGAAAACTTACCTTTTACTGGAACAGTTCCTAAGATTTGTGTTTATCGTGTAGTTCCTTTTAGAGTACACCTTAGCAAAGTAGCAGGCACTAATATTAAAATGCCTGGTTTTGATCAATTAAAAGCTAGGGCAGTAAAGCGTTATGATTATATTTTCACAGGAAAAAATTCAGAAGTTTTAAAATTTGATATTGATTTTAGTATTGGTTTTGCTAATTCGTTTGCAGCTGATAGTAATACAAATTCAACAGATATAGCTAGAGAATCATCGACTGGTAATGCAGATAACGGTAAGCCTAAAGATTTAGATGCAGCACCAGAAGGTGCTGGCGGAGTTATAAGAACCCCAGGACAACAACCAACTCAAACAAACAATGCCAGCACGGGCACTTCAAGCGACAGAGCAAAAGGCGGAGGCGGCCAAGAAACACAAACCCAACGTATTGCTAAAACATTTCATGATGCAATTACTAATCCTTATGATATGGTAATATTAGATTTAGAAATATTAGGAGATCCTTACTGGATTGCCAACAGCGGCATGGGTAATTATAATGCTAAACCTGTGCCAGGAGTTAAAGACTTGAATAGAGACGGCTCAGTAAGTTGGCAAACAAGCGAGGTAGATGTTATTGTTAATTTTAGAAGCCCAATAGACATAAATCAAACAACGGGTATGTATGACTTTAAAGGCCCAAATCATCAAGACATGACAAAAGATCCTAAATCTGGTCCTGCTATTGGATTTACAGGATTGTATTGTGTTAATATGGTAACAAATAATTTTAGAAACGGGCAATTTAGTCAGACTTTAAAAGGTTATAGACGTAACGGCCAAGAATATAAGAAACAAGGGTCTGGAAAAAATGCTCTTAATACTTCAACACCAGCACAACCAGGCGGCGCACAATGACTACTAACGTTGAAACAATAGAATCAGGCGAACCACCCGTACCTGCAGGAACCTATCTTGCAGAAGTAGTGGGCCATCTTGATACAACATATATGGGAATATTAGATGTACGACTGCATCGACCTGTAGGTAATGCAAATACAACAGGACAAACATATCCAGCAAAGTATATGTCACCGTTTTACGGAGTAACACCTCAAAGTACAACGGCAGAAAACGATACTTACGAAGACACGCAAAAGAGTTACGGTATGTGGGCAGTACCGCCGGATGTTGGCTCTACGGTCATAGTAGTATTTGTACAAGGAGATCCAAAATACGGTTATTGGATTGGATGTGTTCCTGACGAAGGCATGAATTTTATGCTTCCTGGTATTGCAGCCACTCAACAAGTTGTTGAAGATACTAAAACTACAGATGCAGAAAGAGTTCCAGTTGGTGAGTACAATAAAAAAGTTAATAGCGGCAATAAGCCGGATCCAACTAAAATTAAAAAAGCGCAACATCCACTAGCTGAAGTTTTAAATACGCAAGGTCTTCTTAAAGATGACACTAGAGGTATTACAACATCAAGTGCTAGACGAGAAGTGCCTAGCATGGTATTTGGCATTAGTACTCCTGGACCTTTAGATAAAGCAGGCCCGCAAGGTATGGTAGGTCCAGACGACGATCCAATAGTGATTCCGGTTAACAGACTTGGTGGCTCAACGTTTGTCATGGACGACGGCGATGATAAATTTTTAAGAAAATCTCTTGCATCAGACGGTCCACCTGAGTATGCAAGATTAGAAAATGATGAACAAGACGGAGATGTGACAATCCCGCACAACGAACTAATCCGTCTTCGTACTAGAACCGGTCATCAGATATTATTGCATAATAGCGAAGATTTAATTTATATTGGTAATGCTAAAGGCACAACTTGGATTGAATTAACTAGTAATGGTAAAATTGATATCTACGCAGAGGATAGTATTAGTATTCATACTAAAAATGATTTAAATTTTTCTGCAGATAGAGATGTCAATATAGAAGCTGGTAGAAATATAAATTTAAAAACTGCTGAAAAATTACACGTTGAAGGTAACGAAATTGAATCTTTTGCAACAACTACTACAAAAATTACCAGCGGAACAACATCACACATTAATAGTCAAACTACACATTTAGAAACAGCTGGAAAAATCTATATGAACAGTTCGCAAAAAGCAGAAGCTGCATTACCATTAAAAACATTTCCGTTGACCGATGAAGTAGGAACAGCAGTACAATCAATAATGTTACGAGTTCCATCGCACGAACCGTGGCCGCACCATGAAAATTTAGATCCTTTATCTTATACTCCAGAAAAGACTGATAGAGAAACAGCAACTTCGCCAGCAGTACCAGCAGCATGGAAATCATATTCGGCACTTAATGATACGTTTGACAAACTATTATCACCTGCTAACAATACCGGAGAATCAGCATGAGTTCAAATGCAAAACTATATGATAAAATTGTTTTAAGTCCTAATCAGCGCAGAGATTTGATCTCGCCTAAAACTTATAAGGGTTTCAGTACAGTTAGTCAAGAAACAGAAAATTTTGCCTTATACGATTTTCAGTTAATCCAGCAGGATTTATTAAATCACTTTCACGTTCGTCAAGGCGAACGCCTAATGAATCCTAGCTTTGGTACAATTATTTGGGACTTGTTGTTTGAACCGTTGACAGAACAATTGAAAGATTTAATAACACAAAACGTAAACACTATTATAAATTACGATCCTAGGATTACTACTAATGAAGTGACAGTAACACAGTATGAAACAGGAATTCAAATTGAATGTGTATTAACTTATTTGCCCTATAACATACAACAAAGTATGCAATTTAGATTTGATCAAGCTAACGGCTTGTTGATAGGATAAAGTACACACATAATTTTATTCGATAAATATCGTATATAGGATAAATCATGACGGTTACAGCTAGACAAAACAAACTTTTAATATCAGAAGACTGGAAAAAAATATACCAGAGCTTCCGTAATGCAGATTTTCAAAGCTACGATTTTGAAAATTTACGCCGTACAATGATTGATTATATTCGTCAGAATTACCCAGAAGATTATAACGATTATATTGAATCCAGCGAATACCTTGCCCTAATTGACCTTATTGCGTTCTTGGGCCAAAGCATAGCTTTCCGCGTCGACTTGAATGCTCGTGATAACTTCTTAGAACTAGCAGAGCGCCGTGAAAGTGTTTTACGTCTAGCACGTATGCTTAGTTATAATGCCAAGCGAAATATAGCTGCAAGCGGCCTACTAAAATTTACAACAGTAAGCACAACAGAAACGGTGTTAGACAGTAATGGTAGAAATTTAGCAGGGCAAATTGTAACTTGGAACGATCCAAGTAACGCTAATTGGTACGATCAGTTTATAAAAATAATAAATTCAGCATTACCAAAAACACAACAGTTTGGCACGCCAACAGATAGTAATACTATATACGGAATTCCTACAGAACAATATACTTTTCAAAGCAATACTACAGGTGTTCCAGTATTTGGATTTACAAAAGTCGTTGCCGGCCGCTCTATGGATTTTGAAGTTGTCAGTACAACCTTTAAAGGTTCTACATTTGTTTATGAAGAATCTCCTAAACAAGGTACTCCTGTAAGCTGTATTTTTAGGGACGATGGCCGTGGCCAAGGATCTGCAGGATCTGGTTTTTTTATGCGCTTTGTTCAAGGAACCTTAAACACTGGCACTTTTTCAATCACACAACCAAGCAACAATCAGTCTATAGACATTGATAGCCAAAATATTAATAACGATGATGTGTGGTTGTACAAATTAAACACAGCTGGTGATGAAGTAGAACCTTGGACCAGTGTTTCAAATTTTGAAGCAAACAATATCATTTATAATAGCCTTAATAAAAGTATTAGAAGCATATACAGTGTAATTACTAGAACTAACGATGCAATCAGTTTACAATTTAGTGACGGAACATTTGGCGATCTCCCAATTGGATCATTCCGAACCTATTACAGAGTAAGTAACGGATTAACATATACTATTAATACACAAGATATCCGTAATGTTAGTATTTCTTTTCCTTATATTTCAAATGTAGGACAACAAGAAAATTTAACTATTACTATGAGTCTTGCAAGTAGTGTATCTAATGCAACAGGTCCAGAGTCATCTGACGATATTAAAGCAAACGCACCGGCGACTTATTATACACAAAATCGTATGATTACAGCCGAGGATTATAATATTAGTCCGCTTTCAGCCAGCACCCAGGTTGCAAAAATTAAAGCATTAAACAGAACTAGTAGCGGAATTAGTCGTTATTTTGATTTATCAGATCCAACAGGAAAATATAGTTCTACAACATTGTTTGCCGATGACGGAGTTCTTTATAAAGAAGAATTTAAAAATTCTTTTAGATTCTCTTATCAAAATAAAACAGACATTGAAGGTATTATTGTAAATGATATTTTTGACATTATAAAAAATATTGATTTACGAAATTTTTATTATGAAAAGTTTCTTAATTTTGTTTCAGGGCTAGATGCAGTTTGGAAAAACAATACAACAGATACTGGATTTTCATCCGGTTACTTAATTTCTAAGACAGGAACAACAATATACAAAGTTGGTGGATTCACATCTACTGATTTAAAATATTTTAAAGCCGGCGCTTTAGTTCGTTTTACAGCACCAACCGGCTGGTACTTTGATAAAAACAGCAACAATGATTTGGTGTTTGGTAGCTCTACATCTGAAGGTGCTGCATTATCGATATGGGCTGAAGTTGTTAGTGTTGTTGATGACGGTACAGCTGCTGGCACCGGCATGTTAGATACTGGATTTGGTCCAATAACATTGAATATTAACGTTCCTTCAGGTGCAACCGGCTCAGGAGTGTTTCCATCTATTACACAAATTATTCCTAAATGGAGAACTGTTATTGACAGTAGTACTATTACTACTATGATAGATTTAATATCTGCAAATAAACCTTTTGGATTACGATACGATGCTGTAAATCAAATATGGACTATTGTATTCGAATTAAATTTAGATAATAAAAATAATTTCAGTTTAGGAAAGCAAGGCGACCAAACAAACTTGCGACAAGATGCAAGTTGGTTGTTGTTATTCACTACCGACAACGAATTTTATACAGTGACATCACGCTGCCAACGATACATTTTTGAAAGTGATACACAAACTCGATTTTACTTTGAATCTAGCAATAAAATTTACGATAGCAAATCAAATGCTGTAATTAAAGATTTAATTAATGTTTTAAACGTTAATACAAAGCCAAGTTCAACACTGGCGTTTACTTATAATCAGTCGTGGGACATTGTTTCTGAATTTACAGGAATTGATGGATATATTGATACCAAAAAATTAATAGTTTCATTTGCAGATTCTGATAACAACGGAGTTGTTGATGATCCTGAGTTATTCTTAAACATAATAGAGCCTCCGTTGGTGACTGAAACATCTTCTAGTATATTACAAAAAAAATACATTGTACAAGAAAAGTATTCTATTAGCCAAGGACAAGAAGATTATCAATATTTTGATAACAATTTAGAAACTGTTTTAATTAAAGCAAGTAAAAATTATGTTTCTTTTAATGAAAAAATAACAGGGCAATATTTTTATTTTATTGATACAGATACAGTTGTTAGATATAACGAGTTGCTAGCAGATCCATATGTTCCAAGTTTGGACTATAAAGTTTTTATGGGCCGTGACAAAATTAAATTCCAGTATATTCATAATGCTGATTATGATGCTAGAATTGATCCAGGTGCTAGCAATATTATTGACGTTTACTTGTTGACAAAAAGTTATGATACTAAATTTAGACAATGGTTGTCAGGTTCGACAACTATAAAACCTTTGCCGCCAAGTTCAACTGAGTTATATGATTTAGTGTCTTCAAGTTTAAATTTAATCAAATCAATAAGCGATGAAATCATATACCACCCAGCAAATTATAAAGTTCTTTTTGGACCATCCGCTAGTCCTGATATACAAGCAAGTTTTAAAGTAATAAAAAATGCAAATCAAGTTGTATCTGACAATGATATTAAAACTCGAGTTATTGCAGCGATTGAAGAATTTTTTGCTTTAGAAAACTGGGACTTTGGTGATACATTCTATTTCTCAGAACTATCAACTTATGTAATGTCGCAACTAGCTCCTGATATTTCAAGTTTTGTTATTGTCCCAAGACTTGGCGGCCTTGGTTTTGGTAGCCTATTTGAAATCAAATCAGCAAGTGATGAGTTATTTGTTAACGGTGCAAACGTTGACGATATCGAAATTACCACAGGCATAACGTCGTCATCTATCAAATCAGTAGCAGGGACAACTGTAGAATCAACTGCTACTTCACAACAAAACGTAACAAGTTCTTCGTACGGAGTAAACAATGGCTGATAATACAAATCCAAGCGGCGGCAAAGCATCTAGTTCTGAATTACTACCTAAGTATTTTAGAACAGATGCTAATAAAAAATTCTTACAAGCCACCGTTGATCAGTTAATACAGCCTGGTACTGTTAAAAAAATAAATGGGTATGTTGGAAGAAAAAATTCTAAATCAACTACTGGCAACGACATTTTTTTACAAGCCGTCAGTAACACACGACAAAATTATCAATTAGAACCTGGTTTAATTGTTAAAGACACACTTGATAATACAACGTTTTTTAAAGATTATCAGGACTATATCAACCAGTTAGGAGTATTTGGTGCTAACACAAAAAATCATGCTCGATTGAACGAGCAAGAGTTTTATAGCTGGGATCCACATATTAATTGGGATAAATTTGTAAATTTTCAACAATATTATTGGTTACCTTACGGCCCAGATGTAATTGAGATTACTGGCACACAACAGGATATCGTTAGTACATATAAAGTTGAAATTAGAGCAGAAGCTGACAACAACACTTATGTATTTTTTCCTACGGGTCTGACACAGAACCCAAGTATTAGACTATACAGAGGACAAACATATCGCTTTGAAATCAACAGTCCTGGCAATCCATTTTCTATTAAAACTACTAGGATTGCTGGATCATCCGATAGATATGATGTTTCTAATGTTACTAATCACGCAGTAGAATCAGGAATTATCGAATTTTTAGTTCCTCATAATTCTCCAGATTTACTTTACTATGTAAGTGAAACAAATGCCGACCTTGGCGGTGTTTTTGAAATATTATCGTCTGATGAAAATACATTTTTAGATTTGACAACAAATCTAATAGGTAAAAAAACATTTGCATTACCTAACGGAACACAATTAAGCAATGGTATGAAGGTGTCATTTGTTGGTTCAGTAATTCCAGAAACTTACAAAACAGGACAATATTATGTCGAAGGAGTTGGAGAATCTATTTCGCTTATACCTGAAGCAAGATTAGAATTAATTAGCCCGTATACAACTCCGCAAACTATATTGTTTGATAACGATCCATTTGATACCCTTCCGTTTGGCGACTCAACGTCTTTCTCTGGGAAAAAAGATTATATTGTAATTGATAGACAGAGTAATGATTTTAATCCGTGGACACGACACAACAGATGGTTCCACAAGAGTGTAATCGAAGAAAGTGCAAAATATAACGGAAAAATTGCAAGTATTGATCAAACGGCTAGAGCCGTAAGACCTATTATTGAGTTTGAACCAAACCTAAAATTATTTAATTTTGGCACACGTTCAATAGACGATGTTGATTTAATTGATACTTATACTACGGATGTATTTTCAAAGATTGAAGGTCAGTTAGGCTACAACGTTGACGGAATACCGTTAGCGCAAGGCCAAAGAATCTTATTCTCCGCAGATACAGATATTCGAGTTAAAAATAAAATTTTTAAAGTTGATTTTCTTTTGCTAGATGGAGTTAGACAAATACATTTAGTAGATCAGCGAATTCCTGAAATCAACGATTGTGTATTAGTTAGAGAGGGTGTAACAAATCAAGGTGTGTCATACTGGTATGATGGTGACACATGGAATAAATCTCAACAAAAGACTAGTTTAAATCAAGCTCCGTTTTTTGATATGTTCGATAGTAACAAGGAAAGTTTTGGTAATAAAACTGTTTATGATGGTTCAACTTTTACCGGTACTAAGTTATTTTCATATAAAATTGGTTCAGGGTTAGCGGACACTGATTTAGGGTTTTCTTTATCTTATAAGAATATTGATAACATTGGCGACATCCTTTTTAAATTTAATATTGCTTCAGATACGTTCCAGTATAAAGATGTATCATACGTTATAGATAAACAAATTAATGTGGGATATTTGTTAAAGACATCTGCAATTGGCGCACACACGTTTGTTAACGGATGGCAAAAATCAAAAGCTACACGTAATCAACCTGCTGTAAGAATTTATAAAGATTCAAACAAAGTTAATAATTTTGACATTGATATTTTTAATGATATTACATCGTTAACAGACCTTGAAGTTAGAATTTATGTTAATGGTTTTAGATTAGATAAAAAATATTGGACAGTTGTTGATAAAGGATATTACAAACAAGTTGTATTAGCAACAGACATCTTAACAACTGATATTTTAACAATTAAGGCTTTCGCAGATCAGCCAATAAACGAAAACGGGTTTTATGAAATGCCAATTGGGTTACAAAATAATCCAATGAACGATGATATTGCAGATTTTACACTGGGAGAAATTTCTTCTCATGTAAACTCTATAGTTGATAACATTCAAGATAATTTTGACGGCATATTTCCTGGACCAAGTAACATTAGAGATTTAGGAAATATTACACCGTACGGCACTAGGTTTGTACAACATAGCGGCCCAATAAGTTTATCTGCTTATCATCTTACATCTCAAAATAATAATATTGTTCGAGCAATAGAAGCTAGTCAAAGCGACTATATTCGATTTAAACGTAATTTTATTATAGTAGCAGACCAATTAGGTGTAGATTCTGACACAGTTCGACAAGTTAATTTAATTTTGCAAGAAATTGCAAAAGACAAGCCAAAGACTTCTCCGTATTATTTTAGCGATATGGCACCATTTACTGGCAGTGTTCGCTCGGATTTAAATGTATTTGATTATAGAATTAAAACTTATCCGTTGACAAACACGTTTAATTTAGATTCGTTATCAAACACTGCTGTATTAGTTTACCTAAATGGCGAACAGCTATTGTATAGTAAGGATTATACATTTAGCGATCAAGGATTTGTTGTAATATCTGCTACGTTAGCTAATGATGATACAATCACAATTTACGAATTTGAAAACACAAATGGATGTTTCATACCGCCAACTCCTACTAAATTAGGAATATGGCCAAAATATGAACCAAAGATTTATCTTGATACAAGTCTAGTTACGCCTAGATTAATGATTCAAGGCCACGATGGTAGTCAAGTGTTAGCTTACGGAGATTTTAGAGACGACTTAGTTCTTGAACTTGAAAAGAGAATTTATAATAACATTAAAATTTCGTACAATACAGATATTTTTGATATAAATGATTATTTGCCTACGTACAATCAAAAAACACCATATTCTACTGCTGAATTTAATGAAGTGTTATCGACTCACTTTTATAGTTGGGCCAATATAATTGAACAAGATTTTACAAAACAATTAAATTACGATAGTTTAGATCCACGAACTTATAATTATCGAGAAATGGCAACTCCTGATAATGTAACTCCTCTTCCTGGATACTGGAAAGGTATATATCGTTGGATGCTTGGAACAGATCGTCCTAATATCTGCCCTTGGGAAATGTTGGGTTTTAGCGAAGAGCCATCGTGGTGGACGGAAGTATATGGCCCTGCTCCGTATACTAGCAACAATTTAATCTTGTGGGAAGATTTGGCCAACGGTATTATTAGAAAACCAGGCTCTCCTCTAACACAGAATAAAAAATATGTTCGAGAATATTTAACAGGACACATACCTGTTAACGAAAACGGAGAGCTGATTAGTCCGTTAGAGTCGGGCCTTGCTACTGGTATAATTACAAATTCTACAGCTGGCGATTTTGTGTTTGGTGATGTTAGTCCTGTTGAAAGTGCATGGAGACGCAGCAGTCATTATCCATACAGTATTTTAATTACATTGTTGTTAACTTCCCCAGCTAAAGTTTTTGGATTATTACTAGACAGATCAAGAATTGTTCGAGATCTAGCAGGACAACTTGTTTATAAAGATACAGGTTTGAGAATTAAGCCAGCAGATATTTTGCTACCAAGCATTTATTCTAGCTCAGCAAATATTAAGACTAGTGGTATTATCAATTTTATTGTTGATTATATACAAAGTGATAATTTAAAATCTTATCAACAATATAGTTACGATTTAACAAATTTACAAATTAGATTAACATATCGCATTGGCGGATTTACAAGCAAAGAAAAGTTTAAATTATTACTAGACAGCAAAACACCGTTGACAACTGGCAGTGTTTTTGTCCCGCAAGAAGATTACGATATTATTTTAAATGCATCAAGTCCTATAAAGAAAATTGCGTATAGCGGTGTAATTATTACAAAACTAACCGACGGATTTAGTATTAAAGGTTACAATAAAACTCAACCGTATTTTAAATATTACAACTATACATCAGCTGGAATTTTAATTAATGTTGGTGGAATTTCAGAAAGTTATACAAACTGGACAGCTGACTCACAGTATTCGTCTGGCAAGATTGTATCATTTAATAATAGATTTTACCGAGTTAAAACATTACATACAACTACATCAACATTTAATTCAGCATACTATACGCCATTAGCTTCCTTACCAATTATCGGAGGAAGAGATGCCTATATTAGACAATCTTGGGATAAAACTGAAGAATTGGTTGCACCGTACGGAACAAAATTTAGATCAATACAAGACGTAGTGGATTTTCTATTAGGGTATGGCGAATATTTAAAAGGCCAAGGATTTATATTTGATAACTTTAATGCAGAACTTGCAACTATAACAAACTGGGAAACTAGTGCAAAAGAATTTTTATTCTGGACAACGCAGAACTGGAGCACCGGTGAAGATAAATGGACTGACTGGATAGCTAATCAGCCAGTTAAGTTAGGCGATATTGTAAAATATAATGGTGAGTATTACAGAGCTATTAATACACTAGAACCCACGTCTGTGTTTGTTTCTGATGATTATGTAAGACTAGATGGGTTGAGTTCTATCGGCAGCAGCGTTATTAGTTTAAGCCCGGCAGCAACTAATTTAACATTTATATCTCCGTTGTCTGTAGTCGATGATATAAGAAATCCTTTTAACGGATATGAAATTTTTAAAGTTGACGGAACACCAATTGCTCCTAATTTCCTAAACAACTATAGAAATGAAAATGCAGTTAGTTACACTCCAGTTGAAGACGGCATATACGGCGCAATATTTTATTTGGTACAAAAAGAACAAGTTGTTGTATTAAAAAATACCACATTGTTCAATGATACAATTTATAGCCCTACTAGCGGCTTTAGACAAGAACGAATTAAAATTTCAGGGTATGTAAGTAGCGATTGGCGTGGTGACTTTAATGTGCCAGGATTTATATTTGACCAGGCAATTATTCAAGAGTGGGAAGAATGGAAAGATTATGCTCTTGGGGATATAGTTAAGTATAAACAATTTTATTATACTGCAAAGAATTTTATTTCAGGCGAGAGCACATTTGTATCTGCAAAATGGATGAAATTAGACAGTAAACCTACGGCTCAACTGTTACCAAATTGGTCATACAAGGCATCTCAGTTTTCTGATTTTTATAGTTTAGATAGTGATAATTTTGATGCTAACCAACAAACAGTTGCACAACATTTAATTGGTTATCAAAAGAGACAATATCTAAGTAACATTATTCAAGACGATGTAAGCGAATTTAAATTCTATCAAGGAATGATTGTTGAAAAGGGAACTAAAAATGTTCTTAACAAGTTGTTTGATGTATTAAGTGCTGACGGTCAAGAAAGTGTAAAATTTTACGAAGAATGGGCAGTACGAGTTGGTCAGTACGGCGCAAGCGGATCTTTTGAAAATATTGAATTTATTATTGACGAGCAATATGTAAAAAATAATCCTCAGGGATTTGAACTTGTAAATCAAGTAGATAGTTCTATAGTAGATTTTATTAATAGACAAACACCAAACGATGTGTATTTAAAACCTATTGGATACAATAATAATCCTTGGCCTCTTACAACTAAGAAAAATCTATATTTGCGAACACCAGGCTATGTTCGATCAGGCGATGTAAAACTTACATTAAAAAATATTAATGAAATACTTAATCAAGATGTGACAAGTTTTGTTGAAGGTGATTATATCTGGACTGGGTTTGAAGGTAGAGAATGGAATGTGTACAAGTACACACGATTTGATTCAAACGTTGCAAATCTAGAATATAAAAAGAATCAGCTAATATTAACATTAACTGATAACATTACAATTGACATCGGTAACTATATTGCAATAGATCAAGCATTTGCCTACAACGGATTCTACAAAATAAAATCAGTTGAAGGAAGAGTGATAGTACTTGATGCAAATTTAAACGACCAGCCAAAGGTGTTTAATGAACAGACAAGAGTAACACTGGGATACTTAACTTCAGTAAGATCAAGTTCAATTGATTCAGCTGATAAAACCATGACATTGCCAACAAACGATGGTGAATTGTTGTGGACTGATGACGGCGGCGATGGCCGCTGGACCGTATGGTATCACAATGCTGTTTATTCTAAAAATGAAATTATTAATACAGCACCGCGGGATGGATTATTTTACGGAAGACAAATTTTATTAAACCCTTCCAGCACAATTTCTGTCGTAACTACAAATCAAGGCGATTCGATTATTTTTGATAAAGCTAGTCCAAATTCTTTATGGCTACAAAGACAAACAATAACTGCACCGTTCATTTCTACTTCAACAGGATTTGGATATTCAGATACTTCGGATTTATTAACAGGCGATGTAATTGCTATATCAGCTGACAGCACTTGGTTTGCTTCGGGTACTCCATTAGCATCTAGTGTTTGCAGTAACTATGCTGGCGTATGGAATCCACTGACGGCATATACTGTTGGAAAGATTGTTGTTCGAAATTTAATTCCTTATATTGCAGTAGCTGACTCTACAAATAAAAATCCTGAAACAATATCAAATTCTTTCAGCAACGTATCTGGTACAAATTTAATTGGAGCTGGAGAAGGTGCAACATTTAACATTGTAACAAACAAATCAAATTATACAGCAACAATAGTTTCTCCAGGAGATTTATACGCTGCTGGAGACACAATAAGAATTTTAGGAGCATCGCTTGGTGGTTCTGCTCCTGCTAATAATCTTGTCATTAGAGTAACTTCTATAGTTGGCGGAGCCAGCATTGGCCCAATCGCTGCGGTAACCGTATCAGGTAATGCAAAAACTTACTGGAAGGCGATTGCTTATATCCCAGTTAATTCAACAGGAGTTAATTCAACGTTGGATCAACAAGGTGTTGTTTCAATTTACAAAAAAGACAACAACAATATTTTTAGTTTAGTTGCAACTATATTAAGCCCATTGCCGACAGAAGGCGAGAAGTTTGGTTCTAATTTAGTATTTGGTGATAACACATTATTTGTGGCCGCATCTGGCTATAATAATGAAACTGGAAATGTTTATAGATTAGATTATAAAACAGTTGTAGAAGTAACAACGTCTTACAATCCAACAGGAAGTTCTGGAACAACTGTAGTACTAACAAGCACGGCAGGTATTGAAACCGGCATGTATTTACAAGGTACTGGATTTACCAGCGGACAATATGTAGCCCAAGTAAACCAAGCAACAAATTCAATTATTATTAGTGCAGAGCCAGATAGTACACCGTCAGGCAGAATTGAATTTACAACAACTGATTGGCGATACAATTTAGACAATACTCTTAATCATCCAGTATTGCCAGTTTATAGTAATTTTGGACATGCTATGAGTATGAGTTTTGATAACTCTACACTAGTAGTTTCAACACCTGGTGTTAATCGTCCGTCTACTAATACATTAACTTCTGGATATGTGTTTATCTATAAAAAAGTAAACAATGCATATACATTGTATCAAACAAAAACTGGTACAGAATACGGATTTGGAACAAGTGTAACAGTTTCTAATACTGGGGAATACATTGCTATTTCTTCTATCCTAAGCGACGATGCAAAGATCGACCAAGGAAAAGTATTTGTTTATCAGTTTGTTAACAATGAGTCTTATGAAGTAGTACACGAATTGTTTAATCCTAAACCAGAAACAGCACAGTTTTTTGGAACTAAAATTTCTTTTATGAACGACTATGAAACACTAGTTGTTTTTAACAAGGGATCTGACAATTTAATTAAAACAAAATTTGACTTTGGAGCAACAACGTTTGATAATAATCTAACAAGAATCTATGACGTCATTGCAGATAACGGAAGAATTGATATTTACGATAGATATGCAACAAAGTGGATTTACAGCGAGAGTTTAGCAAATACAGACAACGAATCTTCAGGTTACAGCAACGGACTTGCTGTTGGCGCAAATCAAATTTTAGTTGGGTCACCAAATGCATTAGACCAAGGTTATAAATCAGGAAAAGTCTACGAATACAGAAAAGCTGTTGGTAAACTAAGTTGGAATGTTTATAGAAAAGAAAACACCCGAGTAGATCTTACTAAGATTAAACGAGCCTTCTTGTATAATAAATCTACTAATAAACTAGTTTCTTATCTGGACATAATCGATTCAACTCAAGGAAAAATTCCAGGAATAGCAGATCAAGAAATTAAGTTTAAAACTTTCTATGACCCTGCAACTTATAGCGTTGGAGATAGTACTGTAAATGTTGATGACGGTATGGCCTGGACGAAATCGCAAGTTGGAACATTATGGTGGGATTTAAGAACAGCCAAGTTCTACGATAGTCATGATACTGATTTAGTTTATCGAAACAGTACATGGAATACAATATTCCCAGGAGCAAGTATTGACATTTATGAATGGGTTGAAACAAAGTACACTCCAGAAAAATGGAATGGTTTAGCCGATACCGAGGAAGGAATTACAGCTGGCATCAGTGGTACAAGTTTGTATGGAAATGACGTATATGCACTTGTACGAAAATATGATACTATAGCTAAGAGTTTTAAAAACACATATTACTTCTGGGTTAAAAATAAAAAAACAATTCCAAATGTTTCTGGTAGAACAATGTCTGCTAGTGATGTCTCAACGCTGATTGAAAATCCAAGAGGTTATGGATACAAATACATTGCATTAACTAGTTCTAATTCGTTTAGTCTTGTCAACGTACAACCTTTATTACAAGATAAGGAGGTAGTGTTAAGCATCGAATATTGGACAAGTCCTACGACAGATAAAAATATCCATAGTCAATGGAAAATTATTAATAACAGCGCAGATACGACTCTTCCATTGGCAATTGAACAGAAGTGGTTTGATAGTTTGTGCGGAAAAGATAGCCAAGGACGTCTAGTTCCAGATCCGTTATTGCCTCCTAAATTAAAATACGGAGTAGAAAATCGCCCACGTCAGGGAATGTTCATTAATCGTTTTGAAGCACTAAAGCAATTTATTGAACATGTTAATACTGCATTGATTCAAGAATTAGTTGTTGAAAATTCAGATATTTCTAAACTTGAATTATATGAAACTGAGCCAAGCACTATAACTGGATTATACGATTCAGCAATTGATTCTGAAGCAGAGTTGAGATTTTCAAATATTGGTAATTACGAAAAACCTCAGTTTACTCCTATAATTACTAACGGCCGCATCACCGGAATTGATATTATCAACAGAGGTCGCGGCTACTTGATTGCTCCATATTTTACAATTACTGGATCAGGCACAGGTGCAATAGTACGTACAGTTATTGATGTAAAAGGACAAGTCACTGGTGCAGAAATTATATCCGAAGGTTATGGATATACATCTAATACATTAGTGACGTTAAGAAATTATAGTGTGCTAGTTCACTTTGATTCTGCTGCAAACGGAAACTGGAGCATTTATGCTTACGAGCCTTCTACACAAGTTTGGTCTCGTGTCCGCAGTCAATCATACGATGTAAGAAAATATTGGAATTACGTAGATTGGTATGCAACGGGATATAATCAATTTACTTCAATAGACCATTCTGTTTCTTCTATTTCAGATTTGCAAGGCTTAGAATGTAACATAGGACAAACTGTTAAAGTTCGTATAACAACAACAAGAACTTGGTTGTTATTAGAAAAATATGCAATTTCTTCTAGTATTGACTGGACACAAAGTTATAAAGTTGTCGGTAAAGAAAAAGGAACAATTCAGTTTATTTCTGAACTATATCGTTTTTCAAATAGTGAGTTTGGATTTGACGGGTCGTTGTATGACTCTGGCATATTTGACAATTCGGCATCAACTGAATTACGTATTATTTTAGAAACTCTTAAAAATAATATTCTTGTTGACGATATGAAAGAAGTATACCTAAACTTATTCTTTAATTCAGTTCGTTATGCATACAGTGAACAAAATTATATTGACTGGATTTTTAAAACAAGTTTTGTTAAAGCACAACATAGTGTTGGCGAATTGAAACAAAAAGTAACATATAATAGTGATAATTTAGAAAATTTTGAAGATTACATAGACGAAGTTAAACCATACCGAACAAAAATTCGTGAATACGTAAGTTCTTACTCTAAGCTAGATACAAATCAACTGTCAACGTCAGACTTTGATTTACCTCCTGTCTATGAAAATGGTGAACTGTTACCTATTGCAACAAATATCGTCGATGGGTCAATTCAATCAGATAATAATCAAATTTTATCATATCCATGGCGCCATTGGTACGATAATTTAGGATATTCAATTGTTTCTTTAGATATTGTTGACGGCGGCTCAGGATATAGAGCAGAACCAACAGTTCGTATTATTAGTAATACCGGTTCAGGCGCAACTGCTAGAGCATTTTTTACTAACGGCAAAATTAATCGTGTAGTGTTGTTAACAGCTGGATCAGGCTATCTAAGTACTCCAACGATAATAATTGATGGTGGATTAGTTGACGGCGGCACTCCTGCAAGAGTTTCTGCGAAAATAGGAAACGGCGTTGTGCGAAGCAACTTAATCAAAGTAAAATTTGACAGGATAACACAAAAATATTTTATTACTAATCTTCAAGCAACAGAAACGTTTTCTGGAAATAATGTAGTTTCAGGATCTCGCTTACAATTTCCTCTAAAGTGGGCACCTGATGTTCGTATTGGACAATCAACTGTTCTAATGGGCGAACCTGGAAAACAAGTAGAAGTATTGCGCTCAACTTATAAATTAGAAATAACTAAATCTACAAGTAAAGGGTACACTAGCTATACTGGAAAAATTACATTTGATGTAGCACCTAAGAAAGGTTATGTTGTAACAGTTACGTATATTAAAGACTGGTCACTGTTAAATGCAGCAGATCGCATTCAATATTATTATAATCCAACATCTGGAGAGCTAGGTAAAGATTTAGCTCAGCTGATGACTGGTGTCGATTACGGCGGCGTGAACATACACGGTTTGAACTTTGATATTTCTTCAGGCTGGGGAAGTGTTCCTTATTATACAGATAAGTGGGCAAGTTTTGATAGTGCATTTGACGACTATGTTGTAACAGTTGCTGCAAATACACATTCGTTTACGCTACCTTACGTACCTGCTGCAGGCACACCAATGAACGTTTACTATGTTGGTAAAAACAACGACACGTATACTGGAGATGGTTTCACATTAATTTATAATTTTAATGTAAATGACGTATATCCTCCAACAGCAACAGTTACAGTGACTAAGGTTGCAGGAACCGGGAATGTGTCAGGAAGCAATATTTTAACTTTAACAAATACTACAGATGTTGAAATAGACAATGTTGTTACTAGTTATCGCCCAGTTGGAAATGTAACAGCTACTAGTTCAGTTGGTAGTCTTATTACTGTTAATACTATAGAAGGATTAACAATTGGTGAAAAAATTAAATTCAAAGGACAAATGTTTGGAGGATTATCTTCAGCATCTGAATATTATCTTTTAACAAAACCGTATGCAAATACTATTCCAGTGTTATCCGTATCTCGTTCAGTTAATGTATTGGTAAATGGAACAGCATCCGACGATATCTGCGTGTTTGTTGGATCAATTACTGGAACAACGTTGACAATTACATCAGTCAATGTAGGAACTGTTGGAGTAAATTCTGTTATCATTGGAGATGATGTACTTGCAAATACACGAATTACTGGATTGTTGTCTGGTTCTGGATTAACTGGAACATATACAGTTAATAACACTCAAACAACACCTGCTGACACAAGTTTTACTGTTGTTGCTAAAACATACGCTAATCAAGAAACCGTTATAGAATCAGGTACTGGTTCTGGAATGAGAGTTACTGTTACTAAAACTACAGGAGTTACATCATTTACACCATCTAATACCACAGTTGCTATTACTGTGCCAGGAACTGGTTATACTGACGGAACTAAAATTAGAGTATTGGGTTCAGTATTTGGCGGGATTGATATTACTAACGATTTGGTTATTACATTATCTGCAACTGCAACTGTTATTACTTCTGTTCAACATGGATTAGCAACAGCACAATCTGTAAGCATGTCAGCAACATCTACAGCACTTGACGCTGATGTGAATAAATCTATTACAGTTATGAATCCAACAACGTTCACTTATAAGTCAGGGACAGTTGGAAATATTTCTGTTACCAGTCCACTTAGCGGACTAGTTAGTTGTTCAAATCAAATTACAGTAGGATTTGCAGCAACACCTATTCCGTTAACAACGGCCACAGGCTCAGCAACTTACGAAACTGTTGATTCTTTTGCATACAATACTAAAGTAAAAAGAATTATCAATGCAACACAGATTGAAATAGACCAAATTTTATTTAAAGATATCCAACCAACAGTTGAAGTTACTTTTTCTAAAACACTAGTAGACCCTGTAGATTGTACAATTAATCCAAACGGAACTTTATTTTTACAAGATCCAATTCCTAACGGAGCAATTCTTGATATCACAGCCTATTTTAATCCTGTTCGTTTAGACGATCCTAATTTTACAAGCACCGGCGCAGCACTTGCGGCTTTAAACATTTTAGAAAATCAACTTCAAGTTTTAGTTTCGCAAAGAAATGTATTAGTTAATAGTAAAAACTCTGTAGAAGCAGATTTAGAAACATACAATGCACAATTGGTATCTAAACAAGCAAATTTAAATGCACAACTAATTATATTAGACGGTTTAGATCCTGGAGATCCTTTATATGCGCCAACAGTTAGTGAAATTAATCTACTTGTAAATCCTGGACCAGGAAGTATTCCTGCAACACAGGCACTGATTAGTGCTGCTGAAAATAATCTTGCAACAATAAATTCAAATATTGTTACTAATTCTTCAGCAAGATCCGCTAAACAAACACAAATTAATGCTGCAACAGCAGTCCTTAATAATTTACCACCGTTGGCAAATGATACTGCAATTATGCAAACTATTATTTCTAACGGAATTCCAGACAGTGTATTAAACCCAACCTATAAGACGTTTAGTATTCCAGGAACATTTACAGTTGCCGATGGCGATCAATTTATATGGCGTCGAGCTGGCAGCGACGGTTCAGTAATGCCCCAAGAACAGGATTATGATACTGCATTAAGTGGTGGAGAATTTTTAGGAAATTCATTAAGTAGTGCAACTGGTATCGCAGCTGATGATATTTTAGTTGATGGTGACGGATTTGTTACACCAACAAGCAGTCCAGCAACAGAAGAAGTTGTTCCAGGACAAGTAGTCGATGCTGTTGCAATTAAAGTTTACGATAGGCCTAACACAGGGTCTGCAAACATTCGTGTTGACAGTTATGTTGCTAATGGAGTTCAAACAGATTTTGAAATGTCTCAGCAACCTAATAGTCCTACAGCAGTTATTGTTAAGTTTACCAACGGGTTAAGAGATCCGTTAACTGATGTGCTATCATCCACTTCAACAATTAAAAATATCACCGAAGACTATACGATTAATTATGGTGACAGTTTAATTAAATTTGTCTCTGCGCCAGCAGCTGGTGAATTAATTTCAATATTCAGTTTTGGATTTAACGGCTCAAACATTTTAGATTTAGATTATTTTGTTGGTGATGGATCACAAGTTGAATTTGTAACTAAAGCAGCTTGGGTAGAAGATGTTAACTTTTTAGTTTATGTTGACGGACAACCTGCCGAACCTGGAACACCTGCATTGTTTAAAACTGATGCCAGTTACGAAAGTGCAAATCGAATAGGTTTATACTTTAGTGTTCCGCCATCAGCTGGCGCAATAATTAATTATGTAATTGTTAGTGGTACAGAACAAACATATTCAATTACACAAACTGAACGTATTCAAGGAACCGGATCTAACATTTATAACTTAGAATATATTGTAGGTGATAAATTGCCTGCTGAATCTAACATGTTAGTAAGAGTTAATAATAAATTCTTAAAAGGACCAAACAACAGTTACTATACAATTACAGGTAATAAAGTTAATTATGCAATCGACTCTGTTAAATTCCTTCCGTATTCATTGTCTGCTAATGACATTTTTGTTTATGCTGGCGGCGTATTATTAACACAAAGTATAGATTATATTGTTGAGTTAAGCGGCATTAATATAAAAATTACTCAACTTGTTCGTAAAAAATATCTAAATCAAGAATTGATTATTAGTATTAAACAAGATCAAGAATATGCTTATAATCCTCCGTCAGGAACTATTCCTGCACAGATACATTTTGTTAAAAATTATAATTCAACTGATTCAATTGAAGTTGTAAGTTCTTACAAACATGACATTTTAGATATACAGCGAACAGGTGTTAATGTTACTTCAAACTTTGAATTAACTCCTGACACTCCAGAATTTTACAATTATAAAGGAGTAGCAGGCGGAGTAATACAACTAGACAGAACTGTTATAGATGACAACTACGTATGGGTTATTAAGAATGGTTTATTGTTGACACCAAGCGCCGATTTTAAATTGAATGAGGATCGCACAAGTATTAAACTAGCGTTCTACCCAGACCCAGCAGATGAATTTACAATTATCACATATGGCAGTCGTGTATTAAATTCTGGTGTTTCTTATATGCAGTTTAAAGACATGCTAAACAGAACACACTTTAAGCGATTAAATGCTAACAAGAGAACAGTTTTAGTAAAAGACTTGAAATATTTAGATACCTATATTGAAGTTGAAGATGCAAGTACGTTTGACACTCCTAGTATTGCTAATAATAAGCCAGGAATTATTGAAATTCGTGGAGAACGTATCGAATTCTTTACTCTTGAGCCAAAGATAGTAGGATCTACTACAACTTATTTGTTAGGACAATTACGTCGAGGCACACTGGGAACTGGAGTGAGCCGTGTACATAAATCAGGTAGTTTTGTACAAGACATTGGCGCAAGCGAAACGATTCCTTACGTTGAAAAATCAATAGTAGAACAAGTTAAATCGGACGGTACTAATATTGTTCCTTTAACATTTGCTCCTGCGTTATATGAAGAAACTAATGCAACTACTGGAATAAAAACATCGTGGCCATCAGACATTGAAGTATTTGTTGGAGGATATAGTTCTATTCCTTGGACTTCAAATGTTGAATATAAAATTGATGACATTGTTGAAGTTGGAAGTTATACATTCCGTTGTATAACTGCTCATACTAGTTCTGCTATCTTTAAAACAGACAATGCTAACTGGACGTTCTTTGTAGGTAATATTCGTTTGAAAAAGAAACCTTATAAAGTGCATAACGTAGATAATGCTCCCGAAAGTCCTGAAGGCGATATTGAACTAGCTGCAGAATTTACAGTAGACGGTACTAGCAATCAATTACAATTAACACACAAGTTAAAGTTTGGAACAAGGGTAACCGTGGTTAAACGCACAGGAACAGCATGGGATTCTACTACAAACATACTAGAAGATGACAGTAAAATTGCACGTTTCTTAAAAGCTGCTCCGGGCATTTGGTATACGAATATTGGTAAATATGAGAACAAGGCAGGAACTCCATCTAGCTTTGACAGCATTACAGGAACGTTTGACAGCGAATCGATAACATTCGATCAGGAATAAAACATGGCAAAAAAAGTAATTTATGCGGGTATTACAGCGAATGACGCCTCGGGCGATTCGCTCAGAGCCGGCGCCCAAGCAATAAACAGTAATTTTACAGAACTATACAACGCATTGGGCGGCGAATCCGGCGCACCGCTAAGTCTTGTTTCTAAAGTTTTAGCTGGAAACGGTATAATTGTAAGCAGTCCAGCAGGGGAAGTTCTTGTAACAACTAAAACAGCAACAGCTGGCGAAATTGGCGGCATCCGCATAGGAACAGGGATTAACATTAATGAAGATGGAATTGCCAGCGTTCCACTATACGAACTTCCAAAAGCAAGTCAAACAATTTTAGGTGGTATTAAAGTTGGTGATAGATTGAGTATTGACGCTAACGGTGTACTAAGTGCAGATGCTGGTGCATATTCTTTGCCCAAGGCAACTGGAAGTGTGCTTGGTGGTATCAAGATAGGTGCTGGACTTGAAATAGACAATGGTGGTGTTGTAAGTGTTAATCAGTTCGACCAAACATTAAACACCGATGATATTGTAGAATTTGCCGGAGTAATCAGCAGAGTATATACAACAGAAGCTGCTTCGACAATCTTTCAACGTGATAATCAATCAAATGTTGATACCGGTCTTAACATCCGAGGAGATGCGACTAAGAAGCCAATTTATATCTACAATTATGGATTAGACGGCGACGGCACCGGCGGCTCTGAAATTGATGTTAAAGAGCTTAGTGTAGACATTTACACAAAATGGGGAACAGACCAGCAACAAAAGTGGCAATTTACAAATGCTGAAAATGACGGCAACGCACTTATAGCCCCAACAATGATATTAGGATCAACTGGCACCCAGGATCAATTGATATCAAGAATCGGCACACATAGTATAAGTCTTGGTAACTTTGATTTTAAGTCTTATATTAAAATTACAGGCCCAGCTGACCCTAATACAGACAATATAGGAGTAGAAGTACCCCGTGCAAATAAAATAAGTATCATTGCAAATAATTTAGGAGATTTTGTCAACGGGCTAGGATACACTAGTCAAGGGAGAATTGAACTAATTGCTGGCGGTGAATGGTCGCCTTACCGTGCATCCATTAAAATGGGACAGCTTGGAGATATGTCGCAAGCATTCCCGCCCACAGGTACTGCTGTTGACACATTGACAAACACAATAGAAATGAGCGGTACAGCATTTTATGGAGATGTTATACTCCAAGGTAGCAGTACATTAGGTATCAGAAACAAAATTATATTCCAAGATGGAACAGAGCAAACTACTGCTTATACCGGCGTCATCAGCAGCCCTCTTTCTATATTGGGCGATACATCTGGACTTGGTGAAACTTTAGACTCTCTACAGATTCAACTTGGCTTAAAACTTTCTCAAATCCAGAATAAACAAAGTCAAATTAGTTCTTTACAAGGTCAAATTAGTAACTTTCAATCCATAATAAATTCAGGACCAAGTAATCCCCAGTATGCCTCTGCTCTAGCAGCAATCGGACCATTGCAAACTCAACTAGCAGGGTATCAAGGGGAACTGTCAACTTTAATTGCAGAGCGTGACGTAATTCTTAATGACATCGATGTGGTATCAGTAAAAATAGTCAACGCTCGTGCATCTATATCTGTTGATCCTAATAACACTAGTCTTGAATTGGTTGCAGGTGCAGCAGGATCTTCAAGTACATGGACATTTAACGCCAGCGGCGAATTATCTTACCCCAACAGTGCCTTACAAAGAGATACTAGTACAGTTTCATGTCCAGGCAACGCCAGTACTGTGGTTTACACAGGGTCGGCACCCAACCAACAGACTATAAAATTGTTAATACAAGTCGAAGGCAGTGCGCCTGGCGACCCGTATGACACACAAGCATGTGAAATGATCATAGCCAAAAGTTTTAGAGCTGATGCCATAGCCGCAAGTGTGTATGGTGTCGTGCATACCAGTGTAGCACCATTAGCAACATTTACAGCAAACTGGAACGCACTGACCAGCAGAGTAGAAGTACTGTGTGCTACTACCGCCATTGCTGTAAGTGTCAGAATATTCGCAACAGAAATTACAACAGCAGATTAAGGAATAACTAGAAATGACAATCAAACCTTTCGCAATTCAAGGCGCTGACCTAACACTAGGCGGCGTAAATTTACAAGCAGGTACAACTGGCGTTGTTATTCCTGGCGTTACTCAGGCTGCCGACTACTTTGTTGAAGAAGTAGAACGCCTTAATACTATTGGGGGCAACAATCCAGATACGTTTGGCAGTGATGCTAATGCTATTACAGTTATTGACAACAGTCGATATTTGGCATTAACAGGTACAGCACCAAGTGGGGTATATGTGGCCGCTACTTACTCAGTAGATGAACTAGATGATGGCCGAATTGAAGAGGTCGATGTAGAAAGTGTCGGTACATTTGCGGCTGCTGACAAGACTCGTGTTGAAGCAGCCGACATGTGGGCTACTACAACTCCTACTCCGTTTGTGTCATTCAATAGTGCTAACTGGACACAGATTCCTTACCGTCCTAAGATGCGAGCTGGTGACGTTGAAAACGTAGGTGGTGGTGGCAATGCTAACACTGGAAACTTTACGTTCAACGCAGATACAATCGCAAACAATAACGACGCATCGATTGAAGTAGTTGGTGGTTCATTAGGAAACATCGAGGTACAAACAGTAGATGAATGGGGGCCACCGGGTGGTCCAGGCGGCGTTTGGAGATTGTTTATTGGTGATGAAGCATATCCTACTTTAGGTACAACTGTTCAGATAGGCGACACTGTAACCACATCCTGGGGAACTCCCATAACTGCCACTATTACAGATATTGTACAAGATAACGGCAATTGGCAAATCCACGTTGATCAAGATATTACTGCGGGGCATGATTATTATGACACAGTTACATTTAGTACAGTAGTAACAACTAAGACTTGGACATTTGGCCAAGATGGTGATCTATACATTCCACCAGGCAAGACTATCCGTGACGCTATGTCAGGTAATAACTTATTAGGCGGATCAGGTGGCGTTGTAGAACGTAGCATATCTTTTCCAAACGGTGAGTCAGGTGACACTAGAGGCACAATCGCTCTAACACCAGACGGTACAACTTACATTTGTACAGAAGACTGGACCGATGCTACAACAGCACTACAAGGCACATTTACTGCTACAACTGATGAACTATACAACGTAGGACAAAGTGGTGGAAGTTTTAATAGTGCTGTGCTGTCAATAGCAGACGAACCAGAACTTTATAATATTCTAAGATACGGAAGTTGGACAGAAGGACAACTGACTATCAATGCTGGCTCAACCTGGGGTGGAGCACAGAATGTGGTCAATACTGGCTGGAATGACCAAGCCGGCACTATGAGCTTCCTATGGATACATCGTGTGGAAGATCCGCAAGAGATACCACAAGGTACTAGCGTGACTGTTGTGTATACCGGATCAGGAACACAACCGCCAATTTGGAAACAACTGATCAATTTAAGTCAAGGCGGTGAAGGCGATGGCGATGGTCAAATAAGTTGGCGTAGTGACGGTGACTTAACTATTGAAACTCTTCGTCCAGCAGGTTACACGGGCGATTGTGATCTTAACTTGTATGCCGCAGACGATGTGTTTATTGAAGCCTATGGTGACGATGTTGGCATTAGTGCGAATGTTGATGTTAATATTACTACTGGCGATGGCAGTCATACTTGGACATTCAACCAAAACGGTAATTTAATATTACCTGCAAGTGGAGACATTGTAGACAGCAACGGTGTTTCAGTGTTAAGTGGTCTAGATGCTAACATTTGGGTACAGACATTTGTGTCCAATGTTCCTACAGAAGATTTCCCACAAATCGCAAACAGCATAGAATATGACAGTGACGGCAATGTCATTGCTCTGTTCAGTCATTCTGATACTGGTGGTATAAACACCAGCAGATATTACTCAGTAGGCAAGTACTCTGCCACTGGCACTAAAATATGGACAGCAAGATTTGCCGACGATCTTGAAACAGACGGTTGGGGCTTGGCCGTGGATAGTGCCGACGGTTGGATTTACGTAGCAGGATCAACTGGCGGAGACGTTTACACCTATGACGTATCCACACTGACTAAAATTGACAGCAGTGACGGTAGCCCAGTGTGGAGTAAAATTTATGACTTTGGCTTTGCCAGTTCAAGTCCTGTAGTTGATGTGGACAGTGATGGCAATCCTGTTATGGTTGGCTGGGCCGACAACGGAACTGATAGTTATCTAACCGTTACTAAAATTAACAAACTCAACGGTAACGTTACATGGACAAGAAAATTAGACGGGCAGACTAACGAACAGGCCTATGGTATGGCAGTGGGTCCTGATGGTGAGATAGTGGCTGTTGGTACTGTGGATAATCTTAATTATCCAGAACCATATCGTACGATTGTTACTCTAAGTGCTACTCCTGCTAGCGATCCAGACTGGACTACCGATATACTAGGTAATACTCAGGGAGGTTTAACTTAT